AAAGATGGCACAAAACCCTCACGAGTACTTGATTGAACAAGTTCAATTCACTGGTGATGAATCTGTTGGTTCTTCTTCCAACAAGATCAAGTTGAACTTCAACCACCCTTGTAAGGAATTGATTTGGGTTGTTCAACCTGATGCTAACGTTGATTACTGTGCATCTCTTGAAGGTGGTGAAACACTTTACAAGACTCTAGGTGCTCAACCTTTCAACTACACTGATGCTATTGATGCTCTACCTAACGCTGTTCACGCTTTCGGTGGTATTGATCAAACATCTGGTGCTAACGCTTTCATTGATTCCAATGGTTTGTTTGAATTGGACCGTGCTGTTGGTACTGAACCAACAAACAACACATGGGATTCTACCGCTGATGTGAATGGTTCTGCTCTTACCGATGCAGGTACATTCGTTCTTGCTGAAACCGCTCTTGACATGCACTGTTGGGGTGAGAACCCAGTTGTTACTGCAAAGTTGCAATTGAACGGCCAAGATAGATTCTCCGAACGTGAAGGTTCATACTTTGACGTTGTTCAACCTTACCAACACCACACACGTTCCCCTGATGCTGGTATCAACGTATACTCATTCGCTCTTCGCCCTGAAGAACACCAACCTTCCGGAAGCTGCAACTTCTCCAGAATTGACAATGCTGTTTTACAACTTGTTCTTTCTTCCAACACTGTTTCCGGTGTTAACACCGCAAAGGTTCGTGTATACGCTGTTAACTACAATGTTCTACGTGTAATGAGTGGTATGGCTGGTCCTGCTTACTCCAATTAAGCACTCTAATTATAAAATAATTTATTAAATATTTAAACCATATTAAATATTTAACAACTATATATGTATCAATCATCTAACATTAAAACAACTATGACAAAAAATACAACTCAACAAACAGCTATTAATTCTCCATATGCAGTCATACTTATTGGTACACATGGCGAATATAAACATGAAATCACATCCTCTACAAATGATTTGAATTCTGGGATAAATACCTTTACAATACCAAATAATATTAATTTATTTAAAATAGACGCAGTGAGACCTGGTATCTGTTATGAAATTCCTAATAATGTATTTGTAGAAAAGGTTGAAAAATTAATACGTAAAAAAATAGAAGAATACAGTACAACAAATCATCATAACGCGTTTGAATTGTTAAAACATGAATTAACTGGAAATAAAGGCATACTTAAACAATTGGATACGAAAATTAGAAATAGAGACGGTCTGTCTTTACCCGAATATTACGATAATAGTGTTTTCTACGGATATGAATACCCGAAAAACAGTGAAATATACAACAAATCTTATTTTTTTAATAGTGACGAAGTACAAATTACAAATGACTTCAAAATTCATTTTTTCTCATCAGAAAAAGGAGACGCCGATGTAACAAACTGGCTCTTTAAAACACCCAACTTTTTTAAATTTAGAAATAAAAAAGAACATAAAACCGATTTACATAGTGTGTTGAATGTATTACACCAACCATATTGGTTACCTCAACATTACAATGTAATTTTAATTGATCTAACATGCTCTCCTATTGCCGATCATAATAATAGATTATACGATTCACAAGATAGAATATCAAGAACGACGGTAAGAGATATTATTAAAAACACATCATCGTACCTTGTGAACGAATTTCTAAACAAATAAAAGAATATTTTTCTGAAAATCATTATAATACATCACATTCACAAGGATATCCGTCAGCGGCATAACCAATACAACAAGCAGAAAATGCTGTTCCACAATCTCCACAGTTTGAACCCGATTGTCCAGAACCTCCTTCTTGTAAATGACAATCACACGGATAACCATCTATCGCAAATCCAACACAACACGTTTGGTATCCAGTTCCACAAGTTCCACATTGAGAACTTTTAATTTCATAATTGTCAAATTTACTATAATCACAATTTTCTTGTACCATTACAAGCGGTTTATTCAAATATGTATTAAAACCCATATTGTCTAATGACCTCTGAACTTGCTTATCATATTCTGAATAAAAAGTTGTCACATTTCGCGTGAGTACAAATAACGACAATCGCTTATCATCTGACACTATAGAATATTGGTATTCATTATCAATAATGGGTCCTAATTCAAGAACCCAATAAGGCGCTGATTTTGGAACACCTTCTAATTTTACAGACAATTCTCCACCACTATTTCCATTTTCATAGAAAGCATATCCACTTATTTGTTCAACCTTATCATTTTTATTAATTTGACTGTTCAACACACTAACCTTATCTTTTACCATTGTATAATCTGCAACAGCACATTTCCCTTGTCCCTGAAATGTCATATCAAATTTATTTTTATATACTTCATACCATCGTCCAGCATACATATCTAAATCTATCGTTTCTACTGGAGAATAATCGTTCGCATAACACAAAATAATTGACGAGCATAGTAAAAAAAAGTGCATAAACATAGTTTATTATAACTTATACATGATTATATTCTTTATCTTTATATGTTTACTATAAGTTAATTATTAGCACATTATATGTATTTTGATTTGTATAAAAAGATATAAATAGTTAGTACTATATAGAATAGTATTATGGAAAACAAAGAACCTAAATTATGTGAGAATACGGACTGTGAAAGATATCCACCTGATTGGGATTTTGAAGAAGATACCGAAGACACTTATCAGCAAGGACAATGGAAAAAATGCTGTTTATGTGACGGGTATTTTGATGATGATGGATTTGGTGATATATTATTTGTACAACAAGAACCGAATAATCAAAAAAATGTTGCTTGTAATTTGTGTGGAAAAGATAAAGATATTGTTCAAATGAAAGGCACGGGCCAATTTCTTTGTGAAGCTGCTTGTGATGAAGAGGACGATGAGGATTAGATGTATATATTATTTATTAAATATCTTCAAACCATTCTTTCGGTTTCACTTTTGTATCACCGGCATATTTTACTGCGTAATTCTTTTCAATCATCCATTCATTTAGATTATCATTGTCTAAATATACATCTGCCAATAATCTACCGTATTTTTCACTTTCAACATTTTCTAATCTAACTATTTTATTTAGAATTCGTTCTGATAATGCATCTCGTGCAATCAATGCATGTTTTTTTTCATTTTCAACTTTTGTTTTTATTTCAGGTGTATCAATACCATTTAATCTTACAGAAAATCTATATATTGGATGGTTTTCATAAGGTTTTGACGCAATTGTTATTGTATCGCCATCATATACTTTTATCACTTTACCGTATTTTACATTCGGATGAAATGGAGGGCAATTTCCCCATGTAGCATCTTTATATAATTCTTCATGTTCAGCAATATCCGCATTCTTATTTACCCAGTTAAAACAACAAAACATCTTATAGTTTATTATATGTCGTATACATCTAATAAATCAATTTTAATGAATTACCGAAAACCAGTAAACATATAACCTCTATTTTCATTATTTTCGTAGATTGCTATTAATTTTCTAGTATTCGGTGACCAATTTGGAATTTCGGATATGTTGTTTTTCTTTAAAATAATACTTTCTCCATTTTGAAATGGCCTTTTAAATATTTCACAATTACAATATTTAATTTCAGGATGTTTTTTATAACAGTCTAAATGACAATCAAAATTACAACAATCACGTTCACAACAATATAAATAATTCCCTTTTGTTCCTTCTTTATCACAATAATCACAATAATATGTATTATAACTATCTTCTATAATGGCTTTGAAATAACCGTTCGGTAAAACATTCGTAATACGTACATAACGCGATGAAAAATAAGGTTTGTTTTTATAACTGTCAATAATAATCCTTACCATATCACCTTTCTGTAAATGATTTAATATTTCTCTATCCAAAATAATACCGCCCCAATTTGTAACATCACTCATTATACGCAAATTATATGCACCACCTCTTTTGTGTTGTTTCATTATATTCTATAATATATCATATATTTATATCATTCATATAATTATAACCCCTTACAAGTTGGATTTCCTAAAAAGAATAAATATAAACTAAACTTTGAACCCAACATATTTTGCT